GTAAACATACCCATATCATCTATGGTTTGTGTTAATAATATATTAATATATATACTATCACCTGTAATGGTACCATATGTTATACCTTCTTTTCTAGATGTTAAGTCTTCTAATAATATTTTCCTTTTTATAAGTTCCATTAAATTACATCTATTTCAAATAAATTAATTATTGTTGAATTCAATAATGTATTATACTGTATATTACTTAAAGTATAATCAGGTTTATAATAATACCCATCATTTGCTTTAAATAAACTAAATTTTATATGTGTTTTTTCGCCCATATCTTTGCCATTAATGGCCGATGATGAACACATTAATTTAGTACTTTTACCAGTTTTAGCATTATTGAATGTCGCTCTCATATAAATATCTTTCGGAACTTCATTCTTATAATCATATAAATAAAAACCTTCAGCTATACCAGAAGGTAAAATAATAGGGTTTTCAACTGTAAATTTAACTTCTAATTGTGATATATCTTTAAGTGCATTATTAACACCATAATAATCGTTCCTAACACGACAAAAAAGTGTTAATCTAGATAAATAATTTTGATTGGTGATATCATTCGAATCGTAAAAATCTAAAGCTAAAAATGACCTCTTAAAATTATTTCTATTAAAAATAATATCTTGATTAACAAAACCTATATCATCAAAATGACTACCTGTTTTAAAAGTTAAATTATAAACTAAACGGTTTAAAATAATAGAATTATTATTTACCGGTGTAAATCTAGACATTTCATAGTCAATAATAGGGTTTACAGCCTTTTCCATTTCAATAGCAACAAAATCCCTATCTATTAGCTCAGATTGGTCAATAGGCGTTGATTCTAACGAAATTGGTATTGTTAAATACCCATCAGTGTTATCTAGTCTTAATTTAAATTTATCAGCATCCATTAGTATTAATATTTTTAGTTAAATGATTAGTAGTATCATGTCTTTTTCCGAACCAATCCCTTGGTGCACCGGGGTGATATAACCCATATAAATTAAATGGGTCTTGACGCTTAGTACCAACAACAACATTAGTATGTATATAATGTGAACCGTTCAAAAATGGATAATCAATTACCTCTTCCTGACCATCAGTAAAACCAATATCTAATAAGTCACGCCATAATAATCTACCATCACCCAAATCTTCAGCGTAAGAAGGTACATTAAATACAGAACTATCACCTTGTTCAACAAAACTAGACCATTCCCTTATCTTAACAAGATGATGTGGTTTATAAAAATAGCCTTCAGGTCTTTTGTTGGTATTTCTATCTTTTGTTGAGAATCTATGGTTTATTTCGCATAATATAACCTCTTTAACTAAATAAGGGTTATACTCTACAATATCACCATAAAATTCAGTGTTATTAACCGATAAATCATTTTCTATAGGTGTGTGAGTTTCAGGCAACCATGTAGAAACATTATGAATTCTTCTAATATCACCAATATGTTTATCTAAAACAATATCAAAAAACGGTATGTCAACACCTGAAGATATTGTATCAAATAAACTATTACTTTCATTAGTTTTTATCATAGTTAAATAAATTTCAGATAATGGTCTACCTAAATTATCTTTATATTGTGAAACATCTAAATCAGTATTGAAAATTATTTGATTAACTTTATCTGAAAAAATATTTTTACTAAATGCTATTGGGAAAATCTCATAATCATTAATATCTGAAATAACTTTAAATATTCTAGCGTAATATTGTGATACCATACCATTTTCAACACGTTTAAATCTATCACTTATTGTTACATCAGAACTAGTGTCAGATAAATTAATAACAAAATTATATTCTTGACTGGAATTATCATCTAAACCTAATTTAACTACTGTATAATCAACCCCTGAAATTCTGATAATATCATTTCTTTGTAAACCATGTTTAATTGGTGTTGTTAATAATTTTAAATTCTGATTATTAACAACCGCAGTACTAACATTAATGATTAAAATACCACCATCGATTAAATAGTTTTTATCATCTTTTCTATATGGATAAGTTAAAAAGAAATCCCAGTTTTTCATATTAGATACCGGAGTCAAATCAAATTCTGTTCTTCCTGGATTTAAATCAATAAATTGACATTTTATATTACTTGTTTCGTCCCAACTTGGTATATAATATCCCAACCATCCATTATTATCAACCATATTATCTTTAATTGAAGCATTTATAACTTCATTATCTGTACCAGTATATAATTGAGCACCCTTATCTTCAGTAAAATATTTATTACCAAAATATAATAATGTATTAGTATCAGCTGTTGTAGTACCAACATTAGTTAATACATTACTGAATAATGATGTTATACTAAAAATGAACCTATAATTTGATGAATTCATTCTCTCTTTTTGGAATTGTTCACCAACATTTAATACCTTAGTAATATCATCATATGGTAATAATTTATTATTTTGAACTACGTTAATATTCAAATTAGTATCAACATTTACCGCATTAGCTGAGTCTTCTTTATGTAATTTATGTTTTATTCTATCCATTACGAACCAGTTGTTAAATTAATAGATGCTACGCATCCAGTTCCATTTTCATCAGTAACATTTACAGTATATGTTGTGCTTGCAGCGCCAGTATATTTACCACCAGCATAGAAATTACCGCTAACACCATTAATAGTAAACACATGATTTAAACGACCACCACTAGATGCAAATGTTATATCTTTACCACTAACACTAGAGGTATTCACCAACACATCCGGGTTATCTAATCCGAAATATAAATCATTCGCTATACAATGATAACTATCTCTAGTTTTAATAATGTAATTACCAGGCGATAAATTGTTATATGTATATTCAACACCAGATACTGAATCCCATGTAATACCATCTTTACTAACTTCATATGGTGATACGCCACCATCAATAGATATTTTAACACTACCGGTACCATTATTACACTTAATTGGTGTTACAACCATTGATGATGTTAGTTTTTTACTAGCACCTAATATTGCTGTTGTTTTTATGTTTGTAGTACCTTTAGCATCCGTTACTTTAACACTATAATTACCTAAATCTAATCCGGTTACATAACCACTTTTTGTCGTTGTATTATCAGGGTATGTTAATTCAAATGTATATGGTTTAACACCACCTGTAACTGTAGATTTAATAATACCATTTTTAGCACCGAAACAACTAACATTCGTTGTAACTAATGATAAATTTAATGGTTGTGGAGCATTTACAATAATATTATTAACATCTTTTTCATTAGGTGAAGAAGAATCAGTAATTATGATGTCATAAGTATCATTTTTTAAATTATTAATAATATGACCATTCTTTATATCTAAATTAGTTATTAAAGTACCTGTTTTACCACTCAATTTTAAATTATATGGTTGAATACCACCTGTTATATAATCTATCATTATAGTACCATCATTACTGTTAGCAGATGTTAAATCAGTTGAAGATGCATAAGCTTTTAAATGTAGTGGTTCGGAAACTTTATATGTGTTTGTTATCGAATAACCATTACCTGATTTTTCAGTAACGGTAACAGTGTATGAACCTGATTTTAACCCGGAAATAATATTACTATTACCACCGTTACTCCAAGAGAATATATAATCATTAATATCGCCATCTATAACCGTAATAGTGATTACCCCATCACTACCATTTATTGTTGTTACATTATTAATATTAGCGTCTAAAAGTATATCTGGAACTACAGGTATAAGGCAATTAGTAAAATATTTACCATTAGCCTTCTCTAAAGCTGATTTTCCAGGAACTATACCAAAATAAAAGAATAGAGAATTATCACGATTGATTTTCATATCACCATTACCCATAGATATAAGACCTCTATATTTATAATAATCATTAGGCTTTTCCAAATTACTATAAAATACACCACTTTCCGGTGCTGTTATTTCATTATGTCTAAAACTATCATCAATACTTCCAGGTGTAATATTTTTTATATTACTATCTTTACTATTTAACCATATTAAAGCTTGTCTTACATATGGGTTATTTATGTTATTTGATGCTGTATTACCAGAATTTGAACCCATATTGTGTTCTAAAGTAAAATCAACACCTAATTCACACGATATTTTTATATTTTCTATATTAGTACCACCAACAGTGAAACTAAAACAATTAGCATTAAAAAATAACCCCGGTATCTCACCATAATCACTTATAGCAGCTTCATCTAATACACCACTATCACTTTTAGTTGTGTAATCAGGTCTTTGATATGTTGTCGGAATTAATTCTTTATGAATATATGGGTAACCATCATAATCACACGGTAAAACACTTCCTAATTCAAAAATATCTGTTGGATAAAGCGGAAAATAGTCATTATGAGATATCGCAGCATAATATAAATCATTACCATATTTCTTGACTATACCATCATATAAAGATACGTGATGTTCTTCTTTAGGTTCCAAACTACTTGCTTTACCACTATCAAGTAAAAATTTTGAGTTACCACAATCATTCTTACGTTCGTTATTATCAAAATTAGGTCCACAATCGTATTCACAAAATTTCTCTACTTTATCATGTCTTTTCTTTTTATATTTTAATAATGGAAGATATAGCGTACCATTAACCCAATCATTATAAAATTCAAAATCGAACACATTTAAAGCATCACCAATCTCTGATTGAATACAATCCATAAATTTACTCTCTGATGTTTCAATACTAATAACTTTGTTTTTTTCTTTAGCTTTATCAAAACCATCATTATTTTCACAACCTGGTGCATATAATTCATCATTACAAGATAAAGTTATACACGGCACAACAGGTAAGAACGCACAATCTTCGAATGTTTTAAGTTTACCAATACCATTACCACCAAATAACGTAGCTACAGAATCTAAAAACCCTATAATACTATTAATAACGCTAATAACACCATTTATTACAGGACACAATAATTTAAAGAAATCATTTAATAATCCTATTATAAAGTTCATACTAGTTACAAAAAGTAAATTAAACACATATACTAAGGCACTTATTAATGTAACAATCAAACAAATAATGGAAAATAATGGGTTTAAATCCGTATCAACTCTATTATATGGGAACGGATTATGACTACCACAATTATCAACAGTTTTAATACCAATGAAATTCCTATTATCAACACTACTATTTGGTTGATATCTCATTATAAGATTTTTTATAGTGTATAATTTATTCCATTTAAAAGTATATAAAAATTCATCTTTGATTGTTTCATCAAAAACATATGCATCCTCAAGTGTTGTAGTACTACTAGGTATTGTATTATTTGGAACCAAATATTTAGCCCTGGTTCGTAATCTACCTTCACCACCTGTTTGGTCCATAGAAATTCTAAATCTAACTTTAGCTGATGTTGGTATACCTTTTGAAGGGTCTTCAGATGGAATTAAATTGCCGTACTCATCTGTTGTAACATAATCTAAATTCATTGGAATTTGATAAGCCCAAGTTCCGTTAGCATCAATTACTTTACCACCCTCAACATCAAATCTTTCTATAGTACCATCAATTTTTTTACGAATCATTTCAATAGTACCCTCACTTGCTATCGTATTACATAATTCACCTAATTTACGTCTAGGTCTACAAGTTTTACTAATACTATACTTTTCATTATCACTAAATAAACTACCAATAAAGATAGCAGTTGGTTCAAAATGATAATTAAGATTAAAATCAGCTCTACAAATACCTATTTCACAAAAATCTTTATCACCCCAGAATGGTTGTACATTAATACCAAGGTTAGCTGATTTGATTTGAACTAAAGTATTTATATTTTTACTAGTTTTGAATTTAGTGGGCGATTCAAATTGATTTTTATTAGAACCAAGTCGTATCATATCATACGGCCTTTGTGATAAAACACCAATATCTGATATATCAGCATCCATATGTATAATATGTTGACCTACCGGTATACCAAATAGTAAATAATCACCAGCTTTATTAGTAGTTGTGGTATATTTATAATATTTTTCATAAACTTCTAATAAAACATCGTTATCCAATATTTCACGTTTACTTGGCATTGTACCAACCGGTGAAAAACAATCATATTGTTGTTCTTTTGTTAAAAGATTATATCTAACACCATTTTCGTCAACATCGCTAATATTTTCAAATGGATAAACACCATAAATTAATGGATTTTCTTTATCAGTATCAGAAATAGGTACAAAAACTGAAATTTTAACGTTTTCAACACCAAAACCATTATTAGCTATAACTCTACCAGCTATAACACCATAATCAGCGCAAAATTTACGATAAACATCTTCTTGTAGGATTTTTAAAGACAAAATTTCAATAAAATCGAAGTCTTGTTCTAGTTTAATCTTCAAATATTTATCTGAATTACCAGGTGTAGTACGTATTCTGATAGATTTACTCATTTTTAATAGTTTTTAAGGTATCAACACCAACTAATTCATAATCTTCCAAATTAATTGTATCAATATCTTCATATTCTTCGTTTTCTTTATTATTTTTATTAAACTTAAACATTTTACTTAACTCAAAATTTTTATTTAACACATATTGATTAAATAAAATAACAACCATAACCGGATATAATAATGGAATAATAGAGATTAATAATATAAAGAATAAAATTCGACCTATAAGACCACTTTTTTTATCAATTTTAGTTATTAATTTATTAGTAACATCTTCATGTACCGGTTTTTTTTTACATCCGCAACTCATAATTTTAATTTTTATAAAATATAACGTTTTTTAATAAAAAGGGAACATTAAAATTAAGACTTTACTCTAATCCTAACATCTTTATCTGGATTACGAATTTCGAAAATTGATATAGGGTCACCATATAATGTATACGTGTCAGACACATCTATTTGTCTAGTAGTACTATATGGTACCATTGGTTGAGCTATTTCGTTTAATGAATAATCACCACCAACTTTATTATAAACTCTTAAATCTATAACATTCAATACACCACCAACATTATTAATATTTTCAATTAATTGACTTAAATAAATGTTTTCACCCATATCATGATTACTTATGTCTAAGTATGATGTAATAGTTGAAATAACATCTGATATTATTTGACTTTGTTGATATTCTTTATTGATAAATAAATCAACTTCAAACCCAATATTTATTATTCTACCATTACTAACTTCAACATAATCATTAATCATTCTATAATCAGACAAATATTCTGAAATATTATTTCTTAATGTGTTTGTTGATGTGTTTGTTAATTTACTATTAGCGTCTAAAGCTATAATAGCAACATTTATTTTATTTTGTTCTTCGTATACACCACATCTAAATGGTACACCGAATTTACCCGGCATTAAAGCTACTCTAGATTGATAATCTTTTATAGTTACGGCTCTATTTTGAGCAGCTAAATTATATCTAACTAGATTCTTAATTTCTTCGACAGATGGTTCATCTTTACCACCTAAACAAGGTATTGGGTTATTAACTTTTAATGATGCTCTAACGCCATTATTAATGGCTGAATCAGCACCCGTAACAATCATTTCAACTATCCCAGTAGAAGTTAATGTATTAACACCAATATTTGATGTTGCACCGCCACCAGTTCTATATTTTACAAATAAAGTCGAATTAGCTGGTAAAGTAGTTCCAAGGGCCATATTATTAATGAAATCACCTATTTTATTAATTAATTCACTATTAATATTAGTACTACCTACTGAAGAAATATCTTGTGAACCACCACCGAAAATCATTTTGGTAAAACCATTATCTGTTTTTTCAGTAATAAACCTTCTATCAATTTTAACATATTTACCAGGTTTTATACCGGGATTATCAGAAATAGTGGAATTATCAGCTATAAAGATTTTATCCTCAGCTAATGCATCAACTTCAAACCACCTATTGTTAAAATTTAAAAAGTCGGTTGTTGATGGTGTTATAGTATTATCAGTACCTTCTTTAGTTATGACATAATCAACAGATAATACATCATTATCTGGTAAAAACACTTCAAAAAACGGTTTAACATCTTGAGGGTATAAATTACGTTTAAATATTTTTGTTACACCATTTAAAACAATTTCTCTTTTTATTATTGTATAATTAATAGCTTCGCCATTTATACCCTTATTAGGTATAATAACTCTATTAGGTATACCACCGGTTGTGAAAGGTGATGAAAAATCAATATCATCTATTGTTTCAAATATTTTACCAGCCCCACTAGCTTGTGCCCCAGCTCTTATAATAGGAAAATAAGTTGCGTCAGGTCCATCACCAAGAGTAGGTATAGTAACACTCCAATCAACAATTGTTATTGATGGTCTTTTACCCGGTATTTTCAAACCAAATGTTCTAGCCATAGCCATTATAGACCTTCTTTCTTGAGCGTAATCGATTTGTGTTTCTTGTAACATTCTATCGGTGTGGAAACTAAGTACATCTCCTACAGCAGCATTAAGTTCAAGCAACATCATTCCAACCGACGAATCATTAAAATCTGAAAACACATCGGGGTAATATTGTTTAACAAAATTAATTAGTTCATTTCTAATATCAGCAAAATTTCTAGAGTTATAATTTATTTTACGAGCCATAATAATTTTATTTATATATAAATATATTAATATTTTTTTTTGAAATGTAAATTAATTTTATTAGATTTTCTAATAAATTAAATACTAATATAATAGGTGGAGCTTCTAAATTGTTAAAATATTTCATTAAAACGTATGAACCTAAAAAATTGATTAGTTATGCTGACTTAAGATGGTCAACTGGTAATTTATATAATGAGTTAGGGTTTAAATTTATTCACAACAGTAAACCAAATTATTGGTACGTTACTAATGATAAGAGAAAACATAGATATGGTTATAGGAAAAGTATATTAATAAAAGAAGGTTATGATTCAAATAAATCAGAACATCAAATTATGTTAGAAAGAGGTATTCATAGAATATATGATTGTGGGAATAAATTATATGAATTAACTTTCGATTAAATTTTTATAATTGCTACGTCAGAAGATTGAAAAACATCTTCAGTTATATTGTAATTAATTGAAACGACAGCAGTATATTCATTATTTGGGTCCGTTTCAATACTAACAGATGTAACCTTTAAATTAGGAAGATACTTGGTAACAACAGAAGAAATTTCTTCTATTATACCAGCTTCAGTATATTCATCATTTGGTTCAAAAATAAAACGTAATAAATTAGTACCGAAATCAGGTTTATAAAACCTTTCACCTTTAGCTGTTAAAATTAAGTGCATTAAATCGGATTTAATAGCATCCTTATCAGTTTCGGTTAACATAATAAATTGACCTTTTTCACTATTTTTAAATGGATATTGGATATTAATAAAGTTACCACTCATAATAAAGTATTTTATAGATAAATATATTAATAAAAATTTTTAAAAAATAAATAATAAAAAAAAAGCGTATAGATATTATCCATACGCTTTTCTTTTTAAAGTTTATTTTATATTATCCACATTTAGAATAACCACAATCACAAGACACACAACCATCCTGGAATTTCAATTTTGTATTCCCACAATCAGGACATTTTTGACCAGTAACTTCAGTACCGTCTTTAATGTATTTTTTCAACATTCGTTTAATACCGACTTTCCATGAATTAACAGCTAAAGCATCTTCAAAGTTTAGTCCTTCAACTAAATCACACACATATGGAATTGGCATACCATGTCTTAAAACACCAGAAATTAATCTAGCATAGTTCCAATACGCTGGATTAAATGCTCTATTTAACCCTTTAATAGATTGTTCGTAACCATCTTTATCTATATAATTAAAATCATAACGTGAAATACCAGTTTCTTTATCTTTAACAATCCATCCTTTTTCAACATAGGCTGGAATAGTAAATGATTCTAATAAACCAGTGAAAATTTCATATGGTTTTTTATCATCACCAAACACACCAGTAAAACCAATCCATTTCTCATGGTTATTATTAAAACGTAAAACATCACATTCTAATCTTTTAGGTCTTTTAGGTGCGTGTGTTTCTGAAATACTATGTTTATGAACATCTTCTTTCTTTTTATCAGAAATTAATACACCGGAACGAGAACCTTCACGATAAATTGTTACACCTTTACAACCACATTCGTAAGCGTTCAAATATAAATCACGTACAACATCTTCACTAGTATTTTCAGGTAAATTAACAGTAACTGAAATAGAATGGTCAACCCATTTTTGAATAGCACCTTGCATTCTAACTTTTTCTAACCAATCAACATCCGCTGAAGTTGCTTTATTATATGGAGAGTTTTTAACTAGTTCATTTAATTCTGTTTCACTAAGGTTTTTAAGGTTAGCAACATCAAAACCATTAATAGTTAAATAATCTAAAAATTTATGGTGAATAACAACATATTCTTCCCATTTATCACCTAATTCATCAATAAAATCAACTTTAATTTTACCAACATCGGTAGGATTTATTTTACGTCTTCTTTTATAAACAGGTAAAAATACTGGTTCAATTCCTGATGTTGTTTGTGTTAACATGCTTAAAGTACCATTTGGTGCTATAGTTAATAGAGCTATATTTCTACGACCTTTCTTTAATAATTCTTCTAATTCATTATCATTTTCACAAAGACGTTTAATAAATGGATTATTAATCTCTCTATTATAATCATAAATTGGGAATGAGCCTCTTTCTTGAGCCATATAACAAGATGATTTATAAGCATTAATAGCTAACATTTTATGAACCAAAACAGAAAATTCAGTTGCTTCACCAGTTCCATAGGTTAAACCTAACGCTGCCAACATATCACCTTCAGCGGTAATACCCATCCCAGTACGTCTACCTCTAATAGTTTTATCTTTAATACGTACCCATAGGTTTTTTTCAACAGATTTAATACTTTCAGATTCTGGGTCAGAATCAATTTTAGCTAATATTTTATCGATTTTTTCAATTTCTAAATCAACTATATCATCCATAAATCGTTCACCTACTTGAACAGTTTTTTTGAATTTATCAAAATTAAATTTAGCTTCTTTTGTAAATGGGTTTTCAACAAAAGAATATAAATTTATCGATAATAATCTACAACTATCCGAATCACATAATACAATTTCACCACAATTATGTAAACTAACACCATTACCATCAAATTCATGAATAATATTAACTGTGCAATCATACACATCTTTATTACCAACTAATTTTATAGAGGTTATTTTATCAACAAAATAATCTTTATATAAGCCACGTTTAATTTTTGATAAAGCTATTTCTAATTTAGATTGTTTTAACGAATCTCTAAAACCTATTAAATCTTTAAATTTTATAACATTATCTTTTGAAACTATTAATTCATGTTGGTCTTTTATCATATATTCTTTAAGACCACCATTACCATCTGGTAACATTTTATAACAGGCATTACGTCTATTTTTACTAATTTTTGAATTAATACCTATTCTTAATAACATTCGTTTAATAATATATAAATTATGTAAATTAGACGATGATAGTCTAACTGTTACACCCTTTTCAATATTATCTAACACGGTACCATCAGCATCAAAGATACCAGATATAAAACCTTTATAAAAATCAGAACTCTGTTCTTCAATAATATTAGTCAAATTTTTATTAGTATCTAATCCTAATTTTTCTGCAAAATCTTTTAGTCCTGTTGATGTTATAGTAATAATTTTATTATCGTTAGAGCCAGAACCGAAATCGCTTCTATGTTTTAATGATTTATTTAGATAATCAACAGCGATACTTTTCATTTCACTTCTATTTTCACCCCAATATCTTAAATAAGCTTTATCATTCATTAATGTACCATCACCAATTAACGAACCAATTAACCAACCCAATTCATTATCATATTCATTATTAATAAAATTAGAATTAAAATTAACACCAGTGTTATTATTTATGTTAATATAATCACCTATTTTTAAGTCTTTTAATTCAGTCCAAGTTGTTTCTTTTTTATTCCTACCGTATTTTAAAACTTGTTTTATTTTATGGTTATCTGTTGTGGTAAAAATAAGTCCACCATCTGTTTCTACTTCATATACTAATTTATCACCAGTATAGAAAAAACCCGTATCACACGAATATTCTTTACCATCTACAATAGCTACGAATGGTTTATTTATTAAATCCTTAACTTGTTTAGCACCATGTGATGTCATAATCCAAGTATCTGATGTAACGCATGGATTAGTTGAAATACTTTTAAAACCTAAATCAGCATAACAATCAGGTATAGATTCTTTAATAATTGTACCCCAGAATAAACAACCAGGTTCAGCTGATTTCCAAGCATTATGTATTAATTTATCAAATAATTTTTTACTATCTATTACTTTAGTTACTGAAGGTGTCTTAGAACCTATTGGATAAGATTGAGTGAATTTACCATCACCTTTAACCGACTCCATAAAATTATCACCTATTTTTAAAGAAATATTAGCACCGGTAACTTTACCTTGTTCCATTTTAGCATCCATAAAATTTTCTGATTCCGGGTGCTCAATATCACATGAAATCATTAATGCACCTCTCCTACCATTTTGAGCAACCTCACGGATACTATTTGAGTATCTTTCCATGAATGGAACTATACCAGTACTAGTTAATGCTGAGTTTTTAACACTTGTACCAGCCGGTCTAATATATGAAATATCAGTTCCGACACCGCCTCTACGTTTACTTAATTGAACAATTTCTTCATCAATCCTCATAATACCACCGTAAGAATCGGTTTTTTCGTCATTACCTATAACAAAGCAGTTACTTAAACTAGTAATAACAAAATCATTACCAATACCAGCTGAAGAGCTTCCACCAGGTATTAAATACTTAAATTCTTTAATATATTCAAATATTTCTTCTTCTGATAACGGATTAGGATATTTAGATTCAATACGAGCCAATTCTTTAGCTATTCTTCTATGCATATCCTCTGGTGATTTTTCATATAAATTACCTTTAGAGTCTTTTAGTGCGTATTTTTTAATCCACACATCTGTTGCTAAAGTATCACCCTTAAAATACTTTAACGTTTCTTCAAATACTACTTCTTTACTGTAAGTAGTCAGTCTATTTATTACTTTTTCCATATATTTAAATTAATTTTCACAATAATCAGCTAGTGGTTCATTATTTTCATTAATAATATCCACATTAATATTTTCTTTATCTAAATTTTTAGCAGCACGTTCAAATTCTTTTTTTAATCTATTCGCTTTTAAAGCTTCAGCGGCTCTAGCATCATCATTTTCACTCTTTTGTTTTATAATTTCTTTAAATGATGCACCACCATCATTATCAAGCGTTTCTATCTGAACTTTACTATTATCGAAAATACAATTTTTAAAAACAATACCTGAATCACCAAATCTAGATTTTAAAATACTAATAGTGGCTGTTTTTTCTTCAGTATTAGTTAAAGTTTTAGCAATTGATATAACAGCGTGCGCAATTTGAGTTTTCTTAATTGAGCCACCCATTTGATATAATTGAACTATATCTTTACCAATCGAATCTCTATTACCTTGTGATGCGACCCAACAAGCAATATTTAACTCAGCTACCATGGTTTCTAATTCACGCATAGTTGCACCTTCGGCTAAGTTATTATCACTATAATTTCTACTAGGTAGAATACAATCAATGTAATCAATCAATATTAAATCAGGTCTAAAACCATTAGAAATTTGTTTTTTAATGTATTGTTTTATTTTATTAATAGTTACACCAGTACTAGGATACTTTTTCAATTTAAGAATACCCGGTTCTGAATAACGTTCTAATACAATCCTTTTAACAGTTTCTTTATTTTTAGATAATTCATTAAGTTCAATACCAGTCCAACAAGCGAAATGTTTACGTTGAACATCTTTAACATTATCTTCGAAGAAAATTTGCAATACGTTTTTACCTTGATTTTTAGCTGTATTAGCTACTTTAGTGAACATAGTTGTTTTACCAGTACCCGTAGGTGCTATAACTAATACTACTTCACCTCTACCAACACCACCATTAAATTTAATATCGATACCTTCAACCCCACATGGAATCGTATCACGATAATCATCTTCTAAAACTTCATCTATTTTATCGAAAACATTAGAATCATCGTCCTTTTCAGCACCAAACTCTAAAGCTTTTTTCAATAATTCTTCACATTCGTGGTATCTATCTATATCACCATCCTCAGCTATTTCAAGTATCTTTTTAGCAACCTTAATTGTTTCTTGTTGCTTAAAAAATGCTTTACCAGTGTCTTGGATATATAACGCATTATTAAAACCAAAATCTTTTGATTTAGTTAATAATGCTAGGCAATAGTCTAAATTATGACCCGATAATTCCTTTCTCAATATGATTTCAGTACCCACATAATCGGGTACTGTTTCATATTGTTCAAAATTATTCTTAAGGTACATAATAATACACCTTAATTTTTCATCATCAAAATATTCGGGTTTTACAATCTCCATAATAGAGTTTGCAAATTTACTATCGGTTAGTAATTGACCTAAAAACTTTAATTGAAATTGTTGACCTAGATAACCTAAAGAATTTTTATCTTTTTTACTCATTTATTAAAAAACATTTTAAAATAAATATATCAATAATTAAATAATTGTATCAACTATATCAATATTTTCATATTTAAAAGTGTATTTATCTCTTTGTAAATAATGTCTTATTGTACCAATTATTTCGTGTACAATATCTCTTATATCAGCTTGATATCTTACTTTTGGTGGGTAAGGATTTCCACTAAATTCACGCTTTACAATAGTCTTTTTATCTACTCTTACTTCGAACTGAAAATTATCTATTTTTTCATAGATATTTCTTCTATCTATTTCTTCCAGTTTTTGTGGTTCATATGGATTATAATACTTCCAAAGATAATCTCTAGTTTTACTCTCCATATCTGATTTAATAATATTAACACATTCGTTAGCCATATTAAATAACTCTAACGAGTTATTTGATTTTACATTATATCCTCTAATAGGAAATAATCTTTGACATACGATATTTCCATTAATACGTAATAAAAATTCAAATCTTTCTTCTTGATAATTTTTTACTTGTTCTACCATAACTTTAATTTTAATTGTTAATCTTGATTTTCTTTAATCCAATTGTTATAAAATTCTTCTTCTTTGTTTATCACCCTTTTAAATGGTAACATATAATTTACAAATTGATGTTCAGTAATTAACCTATCCAAACCGTTTTTACGCATTTTATCGTAAACATTTTTTATACTTCTTCCCTCCGGGTTAATCGGTAAAGTTGTTAAATCATTAAATTTCTCTAAAGCTGAATCAGTCATTAAAGGATATTTTAGATTCATGATTTTATTATTTATCTCAAATATTTTATCACCCTGACAACCATCAGTAACTTTATTCAAAATATTATCTAATGCTATTAATGGTTTTTTCTTATTTTGAACCCTTTCTTGTTGAATACGTCTAGATTCATTAATAACTTCGAGTAGTGTAACTTCTCTGTTTGCAATATCAGGGATTATTTTAAGTAAAGTTGGTTCCTTAATTTCTTTAATACCTTTAATACAATCTGAATTATCACCGGCTAATATCTTTATAAGTAAAGAATTTTTATGATGGTGTGAAAAATATTCACGATAATTTTCATGTGTCACAACATTTTTTATATCACAAAAATAGATACTAACATTTTCACTTATTAATTGTGCCATATCTCTATCTGTAGTACAAATAGTAATATCATAAATATCTGAATATGATTTAACAAAATATGCTATCATATCATCACTTTCAACAACAAAGTCTTCTAGCTGTCTGATAGATAATTGTTCTAGATAATTCCAAATAAGTTTTTTTTGTCTTATTATGTCTTTATCTTGTGAGTAAGTACCTGTTTCAAAGTTCTTATCACGGTTGCTTTTGTAGTCTTTATAGATTTCATATCGTAATTTACCACTTAACGGTCCGTCCCAAAAGACGAACACGTTATGGTAACTACTTGCATCTAATAATTTTCTTAAAATAGTTAAGAATTGATATAAACCACCTATGTGTTCACCACGGTGATTATACTCGTTTTTAGCCCCATGGTAGCCGAATTTTAATAAGGCATTACCATCAACTAATAAAACTTTTTTCTTTTCCTCTATTACGCCATTTTTAGGTGGTGTTTTTTTCACTTCATTTCATTTTGAAGGTTAAACAATAAATTAATTAAAATAAATCATCAATACCGCTGTTTTCATCGCCTTCGATGATTGAAATATCACCATCACCTAATTTAGATAATAGGAAATCTCTATGTTCTTTTAGGTATTCTACTTGTTTTTCAGGATTCATAAACCCTGTTGGTGTTGAAGCTATTTTACCCTCCCACTCAATACCATTAACTTGGTTTTTTTCACATTTTACTTTAGTTTTTATACCAAATGAATAAGTATTGCCACCACTAGTTGCTGTTAATGATGATGTACCATGAGATGTAACACCACCGAAATGTACAATTAATCTAGCAGCATAGAAAAATGATTCACCACCCTTATGTTTAATAACACCAGCACCTTGCATACTATCTAACCATATTTTTTGTATGCCTAAAAAAGTGTTTGTGTATTGTTTATCTTCTTTTTTAGAACCTGGTATTTTATGGTTAATAATCGATTTAAAAGCTGATTCTAACGCACCGGCGTTCCACATATTGTTTTTAGATTTTGATTTTATAGATTTAAAACAATCTACTGAACCAATAGAATCCCAAATAAAACATAATTCATATGGGAATTTACCATTAGCCTGAGCATCTAATAATTCATTTATGAATCTAGCAACATCTTCAACACAAGCTTCGGTACGTTGTTCTTTTTTATCTTTAGCTTCATCATAATCAAAATGACCGTATTTTTTTAATAACGAATCATTATTAATGTATTTAAAGAATCCTTTATAATTAACAACATATCCTGTTTCAGGGTCTTTAACTTCTTCATATTGAACACCAAGATTTTTAGCGTGTTCCCAACTAAAATTATTTTCAGTATCAATAACTACTGGTACGACACCAACTTTTTGACAAGCAGCCATAGCTTCATAAGCCCCAGTTGATTTACCTGTATTACTAAAACCTCTAAATAATGAAACAAAACCTTTTGGAATACCTGGGATACCTAAAGCCTCATGAAAGGCTGGTGCTAATGGAATCCATTCTAAATCTTTATCTTTAACTGAAGTATCAAAGCCTTCTTCATTAAAATATTTATCTAAATCAAACTCATTAATTTTAATAGGTTCTCTTTTCTTTTCTGGTTGTTTTTTAGCCATTTTTATTTTTTTATAAAACATTATTATAAATAAGGCTGGATAAAACCAGCCTTATTACTTTATTTACCTATTTTTTTAGAATGGTAAATCTGAATCATCATCGTTACTTGCTACAACTGGTATTGGAGATTTAGTTACTTTTATTGATTTTGTTGGAGCAACTGTGTTTGGTTGTTGTGTAACTTGTAAATCACCACCCATTACAATTTCATCATCATCTGAATCAGCATCAGAACCTTCAACATCAGGCATAGTTGCTTTGTCAACCCACATTTTGTTTTCTTTATCATAAACTGGTGTACCACCGGTTACAATAATTGAAAGATACTCATAATCTTTAACAGCATAAACATCTTCCCAAGTTCTTGGGTCGTTAACATATTCGTTAAATTTACTCAAATCATCTAAAGCCGGTGATTTATCACAATCAATTATGTTTGAAACAACACAATTGTTTTTGTGGTCACGAACGATATTAATAATTAAATCTCTACCGTTTTCAGCGTGACTAATATCACCTTTAGCTTTGAAAATAGAAACCATTTTATCATAAGTACCCTTATTAGTATAATCATGATTAAAACGCCAGAATTTAACACCTTCTTCTTCATGGTCTCTGTCGATAACACGTAACACATACATCTTACGAGAACCATATTTTTTAGCTAATTCTTTATCAGATTCCTTACCTGTACCTAAAAGTTCACGTCTAGTTTCACAAAACGGACAATCTTTGTCATAATTATCATGTAAACACGTAAATTTTTTCCATTGACCATCAATTAGTTTACTATGTACGAACATAGGAATGAAAGGGTTTGAACCATCTGGTTGTGGTAAAATTCGGATTGTTTTTTCACCACTTTCAACACCATCAGGAAGCTGAAGACTAAAGTAGTTTTTTAAATCGAATTTTTTGTTAGAGTTTTGTTTTTTTTGTGAGCCACTTGCATGTTGTGCTAGAATCGCAGCCACTACTGGGTCATTTGTTTGTTGTGCCATAAAATTTAAAATATAAAATTAATTGTTATTATTACGTACTATAAAATTTGTGCTATAAAAACATTACATATATAAATATCTCGAAAAACGAGAAAGTTCAATTTTTACATCAAAAACTTTTAACAAAAGTAAAAGATGAAATGAGGGATTTCAACCTTTTTTATATATTTTTTTTAAAAAAATCATAATTAATTGATAATAAACAAAAAAGGTGCTATTTAGCACCTTTTTTAAAATTCTTCTTCGTCAAATTCTTTGAAACTATCTTTAATTTGGTTGTCGTTGTACTCACCTTTTATGTCATCTTGAGTCAAAGTATACTCTTTTTCTGATGAATCATCTAATACATTATATGGACCTTCTTTTTCTGCCCAATAATCGGTTAATTTTATATTGTATGGATAAGAATCAAACGAACGCATTTCTAATTTTTCATCCGGTGTTGGGTTTCTTTTTTCGATTTGGCGTTCTAAGTCTTCTATTTTAGTTGATATACCATCCATACTACCTAATTTACTTTCTAATTCGTTAAATTTAGATAATAATTCTTCCATTTTTCTAGTTGCGATATCAGCACTTGCTTTAGCTTCTTGTGTTCCATTAACTAATTCAGTTACGTCTAATTCAACTTCATCACCTTCTGGTTCTGGTTGTGGTTCATTACCCATAGGTGGAACATCTTCTGGTGCTGGTTGTTGTTCACCATCCATTGGAGGTTGATTAGGGTCTGTATTCATATTAGCACCTTCTTCACTTGGTTGACCGTTTGGTTGGTTCCCTTGATTTTGTTGTTCACCACCTTGTTCGTCATCAGGATTACCAATATTTTCGCCACCATCAGTTTCACCATCTTCATTAACTGAAGAACCTAATAATAAATTTCTATTATCATCATCATTATCTGGGACATAGAATGAGTATTCACTCATTAATTTATATTTCTTAAGCTCAGCTTCTAATAGTTGTTTATTTATACCTTTTTTTTTCATATTAAAAATTAATTTAATAGTAATTGTCTACCATCTTCTGTTATAATCCTTTTTTTAGTAACTACTTCAATTAAACTTTTATCACCTTTGATAATACATTCGTTACCTGTACATTTTTCTTTATCTTCACCTAAAAATTCATCTAATGAATCTTTAATGTTTTTGTTTTTTTCGTCCATAATTATGTATTTTCTATATAAATATCTGTAAAACTATAAAATTCTAGATATATTAATAAACGTTAATTTATTATTCAATGTAACTATCATTTTACCCTGATATTTATTCCAATCTATTATATGCTTATCAAAATTTATATTACCTCTATCTAAACCACTATCTTTTTCTATCAATAGATTTAAAGCATTAATAGTATAAATGGCATTACCTTTCTTATGGATAATAGTTGGTGTATCAAAATATTTATTTAGTTTGATTTTTTTACCGTCTTCTAAAACAATTCTAAATGTAGCGATAATCTTATCGTTTTCATCTAAATTTTTAAATAAAAAGACTTGTTCTTTAGATATAGAGAATTTATTAGATAAGACACCTAATAAATTTTCCAAATTTTCAGGGGTAGTAAATGACGCTACTAAGATGGTTCTATTCATTATTATCCATTGAATATAAATACGGAATATATTTAGGAGTGTTTAACCTACCTATATATTCCTTATATTCAATAAGTATTTCATTATCTAACAAAATACTATTTTTTAATGAATTAAGCTTATTTTTTATTTTTTCTTTCTTAATATTTAAATAAAATTCACAAAAATGTAAATCAATTCCGAAAATTATACCATCACCATATAAATAAACCATATCACGATATATGAAATATACTGGGTTCGTTAATGAATTTATTTTACCGATTATACGTTTAATGTTATGTAATGATTGTTGTATTGGGTCAACATATAAATATTTAATATCACTAATTGATTGTTCATAACAATATTGTATGAAATCTTCAGTGCAAATCTCATAATTATTCCTATTTTCAATCATAGATTCACACCAAAATAAAGAATCATTAACTTTAGTGTTTAAAATATCGATATCTTCCGGATATAATGATTTAGCTAAAGAATAATCAATTATTAATAGTGGTACCCCATCTATAATATCATTAGCTGATGTAACGGTTTTAATTCGTTCATCAAAACTAATATCTTTATTTGCTAATATATTACCAATATATTTCATTATACAAATATAATATAAAAAAATATTAAATGCAATTTTTATCCATAATAAACACCACAAATCAAATTCTTATAATCAATTGTTTTATCTATTTCATTTATTTTTTCTTTAACTAATCTTATAAATTCAGTATTATGACTTTCAGCAGTTACACTACCTATAGTTCCCATATTACTATTTTTAACTTGGTAACCAAAATTACTGTTAGCTTGTGAAGTACCAGCTTCATATATAATGTCTCTACCAGTACTTCCAATCTTAGATGGTGCAAATGTATAAATAGCTAAATCATATACATTATTAAATATTTTACTACCATTACCATAAAACTCTTGAATCAAATCCAATTGCTCGACTACACTCATTTTAAGTATTCGACTCTTTGTTATTTCATTAGTAGCATTTCTTTTTCTATTAAATTCATCTCTAGTTCTTTGTGTAAATTGTATTAAACCAGCACCACCTAATGTTAAACTATCTTTATTATTATCAGCATTACTTTTTAATACACTTTCTTTTAACATTATAGCTATTAACCAATTAGGATTAATTCTTAACACAGTAGAAACAGACCTAAGCTTATCTTCAACTGTTGTATCATTAGAAGCAATTCCATTATATGATTTTAATTTATCTAATAATAATATATCTTTACCAGTAGTTAAAGTAAAATTAATACACTCTAAATCATTTGTAGCATTAGTTAATTTAGTATCAGTTGCTTTAATATCAGTCATAGAACCTAATAAATTCATAAATAATTCATTTTCTTTGATTAAAGGGGTTTGTATTCGTCTAACTCTTACACCTCTAAATGTTGTGGTCATTGAGTTAGCTTTAATTTTATGATTAACTCTAGTTATTAAATATCCACCTTTAAATAAAGGTATATTTTTTAAACCAAAATACATCATAGGTTGTATCATAGCATTTCCCATACATTCTACTTCAGCTTGATAAGCTCTTGTTGAATATACATTAAACAAATTCTGACCTAAAATAGTTCTATTTATTGTATCACCTTTTAACGATAACTCTTCAATTATTCTTAATGATTCATCAGTTTCACTAAATTCAGATTGGTCTAATCTAATATCTTTAAATAATCCTTGGTTTTGTTGACCATAATTAATAGAAAATACCGGTATATTATTATCACCATCATCTCTTAAAAAATGGGTAGGTAGTTGAGTTGTATCGGTGGTAAAAAATATACCATCATCATCGTATGTTGAATTAGAAGAATTACTACCATCTGTATTTAAATGTTTAGATGTTTGCCCAACATAAACACAAACGAAAGATGGTTCAACCATAGCATCATTAATACTTTTATTATATGGGTATGGTGTAAATATATCTCTCAAATTTTCTTCAGTTTGATAATTAATGAATGTTGGTAACGGTATAAATTCAAAATTATTAGTAACTAAAATTCTACTTATTAAATCATAAAAACTTTGATTTATATTAGTATTTAATTCATTCATTAAAGTTACAGGATTTAATAAAAATTCATGACTTATATCATTAAAACCAGTATCTAAAAATTTAAATGTACTATATAATGGCCTATAATCTCTTCCACATAAAATAACACCCGTTTTTGATAAATCAGTACCCGCAACCCATTTATCATAAATAGCTTTTATTGTTCGATATATATTTAATTTAATTAAATCATTATCTAAAACACCAAAATATTTAGATAATTCTTCACTTCTACTTGTACTAGTACCTTCATTTGTAACTTGTTTTTTTAAAACATTTTTAAAATGATTAAAATAGGTAACCATATTATCTTCTGATACCGGTAAATAAGGACCATAAACATTTTCATAACCATTATTTGTTATTTCAGTATGAGTAGCCCATATTCTCCAAGTTGAATTAGCTAATATAATTGGTGATAATAATTCGCCATATATATAATCATTAATATTTTTAATATCTTGAGAAATAATAGAAGTATTATATTTAACACTTAAAATTTTTTCATCTTTAGAAATACCAATAATAACATTAACAGTATCTATATTAGAAATAACAATATCACTATCTATTGGTTTAGATACAGTAATATAACCTTTTAATAATTCTTTAGCTTTATCAGGATTATTATTTATATTAACAAATAAAGTATCTCTATATTCTTTATTTTTTTTATATTCATCATAGGTTGTAATATTATTTACTTCATAAATTTTTTTAACATATAACCAACCATTATTAACCCAATCTTCAAAATAATTTATAAATGCATTTTTAACTGATATAGGTAAATTTAATAGAACACCTTCAATATTTTTATAAAATGGATTATAATAAAGTTCTTCTACTAACCCATTGATGTATTGATGTCGTTCAGGATTTAAATTACTATAAAAAGTAAATGGTTCATCATTTAATTCATAACGCCATAATAATCCACCTATGAAATATACCCAAGCTTTTGGTACCTTAATAAAACCACTCCTTTTATTAAATAAAGAAATAATATTGGTTATTACACCAAAATTATCAGATGGTTCGTCATAAAAATGAGTTGAACCTATAAGTGGTAAGGTACCTAAAAATAATAGTGCGTGTACCTTTTCAACATTTTCTATACCAATACTATCTATTTTTTCATATTGTTTAAAATATAAATCAGATGTAAATAAATTAGATGTTGTATTATTATATTTTAAATTAACACCAGGCTTATATATGTCTTTACCAAGCAACCCACCTTCAACTATATTATAATGTGAGTCATTACCACCATTATAAAACCCATTATAAGCCGGTGTTTCCTCCCAAAATAGAATATTTGAGTCATATTCTTTATCTAATTCTTTATCAATACCCTTTAATTTAAAAAATTCTTGTGTTTTATATTTACCAGATAATAAATCAAAAGAATCAGAACCAATTGTATTATCAAAATTAACGTTAACATCAATTATATCATCCAAAAGTATCGACGAAGATGTTTTTGTTTTATATTCATCTAATGAGTGGTCTGGGTATGAACCACCGATATTATTTTCATATTTATCTAATGTTATAAATCTAACAAATTCAGAATTAGTTGTGTTTAATGTGTTCGAGTCTGATAATTGACTTATATTTGACAATGTAGTTCCACTATCATAGATTAAAGGTAAATTATCAAAATTAGTGTAAACATTTTTAGCTGTATCATCACCAGTATCATGACTATCAGGTTGCATACCCATGAAATTACTTATTTTACCTATAATAGAAATACCCGGTAAATCATTACCTATAAGAGCTCTTACACCAACAGAATTTTCACTTGAATATACTTTCATAGCTTCAATTCTAGCCATGGTTTTTATTTCATCTTTAGTTAAACCCCTATTAGCATAATGTAATTGTATAAAAGCCCTATCATATAAAATTTTAGGTAAGTCTTCTGGTTTCGCTTTATTAATTTCAGGTATAATAGATACACTATTAAATAATGGGGTATCAAAAATATGAATTGGATACCATATATCACCACCATTTTTTAATTTAGCTGCATCAATAGCTTCTTGTTTAGCAACTTTCATGAAACCATTTAATAAAGATTCAACCAAATCAGTTTCTGGTATACCATTAACATCATTACCAATCCATTCTTCTTTATTATTTTTTTCATAACCGGGAAAAGGGTAAATTTCTTTAGAATCTTTAGGAATATCTAATTTAGTGTTAACACCACCTAAAAATTTTTTTAATTTATCTTCACGACTTTTACTTTCAATGGCTTTTAAAGCTGTTTCACGTATTAATTGCATAAAAACATCAACATGCGCACACAACATATGTGTTATATTACCTATCGATAAATCTAATTTTGTGTTTTTATTTATTTTATCTTTTAATTCTTTTGATACCGATTGAGCATAAACATCACTTAAGCGACTATAACTCATTATTTTTGAATTTAATTCATACATTACTTTAGATATATTAACAATAAAAAAAGTTGTCGAATCTATAGGTGTTGTAGCTGAAGTTTTATTTTCTAGTATTTTTTGTACTGTTTTTATTTCATCATCATTTAAACCACTTATACTACCAGATTTAATAGCAGCACCATTACAAGTATAAGCAAAATATTTTTCAAATACTGATATATTTAATCTTAATTCACTACTATTTAAATCTATTTTTTCATTTATATTATTAGCTTTTTCTTTTGAATCAGTAACTTCATCATTACACATTTTTTCTATATCCGTAGATGAATTAGTGTTATTCGTAAAAATATAAAAATAATCATTTTCACCAAATAGAGTATAATGTTTATCTTCTACAATATTAATCGGTAAATTTAATAAATCTTGTTTTAAATCATTAACCGAAATTATAACTTCATTTAATACAGCTATTTTAGATACATTTTGACTACCCTTAAAATCTTTTACTACATTATTTATAGACCCAATTTCACTTATAAGTTCATTAATAGTTAATAAATTACCATTACCTTTTGTTTGTTTAATACTATCAAATATTTCTCTACCTCTAGGTGTTTGAACAGAAGCTTTTAAATAACCAATTAACATATCAGTTAAAAACGCATATGTATGACCAATAAATTCACATTTTATTTCGAAATTACCAGTTTGTGAATTAAATTTAGCGTTCCATTTAGTTAAATGTAAACAATATGTTACACTTTTACCGAAATACCCTTTAATTGTTAATTCAAATATAGGGTACGGTAAATTAAAAAAAACATTATATTTAGAATCATTACCTTGTTCTAAAATAGCGGCACCACGTATATCAATAAAATCAATTGTAATTTGAGGCGCATAAGCTGAATTGAAATTAATATCAATATTTGTCATACCGAATCCTTCAAGGTCTTCACCTTTTTTTACAATTACTGTAGCGTCTTTATATGTATTACCAATTTTAGTATAATTAGTTGTTAAAGAATAAGGTGTGTTTTTATTTGATGGGTCTATTTTACCAACCTCTGACCCCTCAAGAAATTTAACACGTAATGTTTTATCATTTACAGTTTCTGTTTTAGCACCCGTTGTTGTTACACTAATATTAGAACGACTTTTTTTATTTGTTTCTAAATTAACATAAATACATAAATCTTCATGTGGTGTAATTTTATTTTCACCTAAATTAGGGTCTTCAGCTATTAAATATCTTCTACTCATAAAGTTGTTTATAATTAGCAACTTGATTATTATAATCCTCTATAGTTGCTTTTAAAGGAAACGGTATTCTAATTATATCACCATCTTTAATATTAAATTCTAAACCACCATATTCCGGATTAGCCAACATAATTAAAAAACCATGATATGGATTATCATAATACTCTTGTGATAATTTGTCAAGTCTACTAACACCTAATTTATAAACAACCCTTTTATCTGTTGATTTAGGTGTAAGTTTTATTAAGGGTAATGTACTTATATTACCATTATTTCTAAATTGTTCATATCTATCTAAATAAATTCCCATATTAAAAATCATCAAAAGGTACTTTATAATTACTCAACACTATATTTAAATCCGGAACTGATACACTAAATATAAAACCACTTTCAACACCAAATGAATAAATGTATTGATTATCATTTTTATTAAATGAATCTATAAATGATTCAGAAACAGTATTAAAATTAACCTCTTTATCACCAGGTTTTATAATACCAATATCTATTATCTCTTTATTATTTTTATCAGCATTTAAAATTTCTAAATTAACACCATATTCTCTTGTCAGTTGTGAAGTATCACTAATTAATTTTAAATTACCTTTAAAATCACCTCTAACATATAAATCATTCCCAAACTTACCGTTATTTGTTAAAATTCCTTCATCTGAAATTATATTTTGATTCTTATTGACTGGTTGTGAAGCTACAACTACTACTTCATCTATATCAACATTTTTTACACCTGTTGCAATATTATTGTCTTTACTAACAGTTTCTTTTTCACTACTTTTAAATATAACTAATTCTTGTTCACCATTATTATTTATTTTTAATCTATCAGCTTTTTCTTCATACATTTCAGTATTAGCAAAATAATTAAACGATACAGCGTTTTGTAATCTGTTTATTGGACCTGATAAACTTGAACCACCAATAAATTTAAATGATATTTGAACATCAGCAATCATTGGTTGAATACCTATACCCTCTGGGTTCATATCCCATTGTGGCTCATCAAATGTATATGTAACACTATCAATAACAATTTTAGTATGATAAAAATCACCAATTCTTAAAATGCATACAGGTGGTCTACCAAAGACCAAATTATCTGGATTAGGTGCATTTATAGTCGGTCCTTGTCTAGTACATTGTAATAAAAATGTTAACCTACTATTAAAACCTTCTGGCGTAATAGAATGAAATGCCGGTTGAAAATACTTAAGCTTTTCTTTAAATGATTCGGTTAAATTATCATATAAATATTTATTATTAACTTCTAAATAATCAAAAAATGAAGCTTCACAGAAGAATCCTTCTAACATACTTTCAGGTAATCTAGTGTTATCATCACTACTATCTTTCTTTTTAAGAGGGTCAGCTGTTATTTTAGATAAGCTAGGGTCATTTACAATATATAAATCAACCTTTCTACCCATTTTAGCTGATATATCATCTTGATTAAGGCTAGATGTATTAACAATATTCTGTGCATCAGTTCCTTTTTTAGTTTTAACCTTTTTACTATTTTCTATACGACCATCTAATAACCATTTACCTACACTTTCCGCACGTTTTGTATATAACTCTTTATTTTCTTTGGTGTTACCATGACTACTAGCATATCCTATAGCTAGAATTGAAGCTGTTTCATTTTCATTAACAAATTTAATGAAATCTAGATATTTTTCATGAAATTCAACATTTAAATTATCATTAGTATTGTTTCCCCATATATTATTATATTCACCCATAAGGTCACCAATACCCGGTACTATTTCTTCACCGTTGTTATGTGAAGAATAATATTCATATGTTTTAGATAATGATAAATCAATATCCGATATATCATTTGGGAAATAATATGTTATCATTTTATTAAATGATACACTATCATTTTTATTTTGACCCTTAAAATTTTGTGCTTTAAAAACATCTAAATCAGCTTGTTGTTTTGATGATAAATTTTTAAGCATTATTTGTGGTAATTCCTCACAACCGAAAATAAATCTATTAATTTCTTCCATTTCAGCCTTTTTAAAAGTATTGTAAACAGTTGGGTGGTCAACTAATACTTTGAATGTTAAATTACCACTTCTTTCAGTATTATTATATGTGTATATTGGTTCACCTCTACCTATAAATTCGGTTGTATCCCATTTAACTGATGATGTTTCATTAAAACCTAAACCATAAGGTGGGAACCACATTATTCTACCACCATTAGGTCCTATTTCACATTCTTTTAAATCAGTAGTATGTCCTTCCCAAGCCAAATTTTCGATAGAAAACATAAATCTTTTAACACTTTCACCAGCATTATCTTTTTTTGTTGGTGCTATTCTAACAAAACCATTATTATCCAATACAGATAAATTAGTATCACTCCATCTATTTCCTACTTGTTGATAGTCTACACCATATAAACCTCTATGTTTTTGTAAATCAGATACTTTTTCATACCTTTTTAAGCTAGTGAATGTTCGACAAAATGTTTTTCCATCTTTTGATATTACTGCATTACCTTTAGATGTTAAATCATGTACTGTTGTTGTTATATCATCACAATCAGTATCACCTGTTTCTTTTTCACGTCTATTAACCATTGTTGGTATTAAACCTTTTTTAAATAAATTTTCAGTTTTAGCTAAAATACTATTTGGATGATTCCATGTAATCTCTTTTACATTACTACCTTCATTATCTAACCAAGTATATTCATTAGTACCTTGTGTCCACCTTAAATCTTTAGTTGACTCATAAATATCCGGTTGTTCACCATAAATTTTAATATCAGTTGAGTCGTCATAATTAGGTGCATATCCACCTGGAACTAACCAATTACTACCATTTAAGAAATTAGCATTTAAATTACTAAATAAAATATTTCTTTGACCTTTACCAGTGTTTTCAACTAAAATTTTACTTTCAGCTATACTATCATAATTTTCAATAGCTTTTAAATTACTATCAAAAGAATAAATACTATAATTATTCGGTAATAAACTAAATGGAATATTAACACCGGTCATACGTTCTATGATTGATATAGCTTTTTTACCACCACTAGGAACAGTAATATCATAATTTGGTACAATAAATTTATCACCTTTCATTAACCCAACTATATCCGTATTTATTTTACCAATAGTTTCTTTTTCAGTATGAAAAGCAACATTATTCATAATAGCAAAACCTAAAGCTTTTGCACCTTCAACACCTATTTGTGTATCTTTAATACCACCAATACCGGTTAAAGCTTTACCAGCTAACGTATTTTTAATATCAAAATTGGTGTCTAAACCATTAGGACCAATACCAACACCTTGTCCTGATAATAATGAACCAATAACATTTACAGTTGTATTATCTGTTAATGAACCTATTTTATCTAGATAAGACTCACTATTTGTTGTACCGGCATTAGTATTATTTGGTATTGGATTATCATCAATAGAAAATTCAGTTGATTCATCTAATTTTATATATTTATTTAGATTTAAAACTTCATTTTTTAAATACCTTGATGATTCCAATATATTAGCACTAGTTTCATCATAAGAACCATTCTTTAAATTGGAAACATAATCTGAATTATCAAGAATAATATTTGTTACATTGTCTTGATAATTAGTATCAATATATCTATTATTTAAATTACCTAAAAGTAATTGGTCTTTACCGATATCTATAACATTTTCTTTATATGGTTGAACACTATCACCTAACGGATTTGATACTATACTAGCTATACCTTTATCGTTAGTAAGTGTTTCATAACCATTATCAGTGATAGCTTTTGATATTATATTTTTATTTAATAGATTATTTCTTTTATTTGAGGCTATTATTGATAATGGGGTGTTTATATCTTCAAATTGTGTATTTTTATTTAATACATCATAATTTGAAGAATAATTTGTTTTATAATAGTTAGAATTATCAAATATAGTTGATTTTAATTCATAATCCACCATATCGGATTGATATTTATTTATAAGAATTAAATCCGATAAGAAATTACTATCCTTATCTAATAGGTCAGGTGAGTCGATTACATTTTGGTCATTACCATATACATCAACAGGTAGACCTAAACCATGTCCCCAACCATTATTACCATATTTTTTAATTGATTCTGGTAATATAAGATTCCAATTTAATAATTTATCCCTAAATGAAGGTGATATTGTACCTAACTTACTTTCCGGCATTTTCAATAATATAATATAGTATAAATATTATTTTAATATGTTTTTTTCATAAAAAATAACATTATTTATAAGTTAAATTATATTTAACATTATTGGACTAACTATAAAGTCCTCTATTCCTTTATATTTAAACTCAGGAATTACTTTTCTTATTATGTTACACGAACCATTTATATCTGCATTTATCGTAATACCCGTGTTAGATTTAAATAAACCTCTATGTATTCTTTTACCTAAATATTCTTCGTGTTTACCTATAATCTCATTATCAATAAAACTACACTTACTAGTATAACTCTCTTCTGTTAATATAAATTCAATACCATATTCCTCACATTTACTCTTTAACTTACTCTTGAATAAATAATACGGTATATTCATAAAACTTTGATTCGTTTTACTACCTAAATTAATTTCTTGTTTCCAACTTTCATTATACCCTATAACGATTTTTCCTATTTTATGTTCAATACAATATTTTATTATTTTAGATATTCCTTGATTAAAATAATTATTAATGAAATTAAATCTATCAATATCCAATCTAGATATTTTTTTAGAATAATGTTTATTATTACATATTTTTAATTCAGACTGATAATGTGCTTTCCTTTTGTTGTAAAATTGATTATAACTCTTTAATGGTTTACCATTCAATATAAATGAATGTCCAACATTAGAAACACAAGTTGCTAAATTATTTAATCCTAAATCAATACCTAATATATTATTTTTATTTAATTCAATAGTATTTATGTTTTCTTCTTCATATTGAATTAATATTGTATAATAACCGTAATTATTTGGTTTAATAATTGCTTGTTTTATTTTTCCTTTTATGTCATAAGTAAAATCTAATTTAATGTTTTTTGTTATTTTAAGTTTGTTATTTTTCAATGATATTTGGTCTGATGGTAATATCAATATAAATTCACTATCTTTCTTTTTATATTTAGGTTTAGATATTTTATCATTATAATTACCGTTTTTCTTTTGTTTTAATAGAGAAAAGAAAGACATGTAGTTTTTATCTATTAATCTAATAATTTGTTGACCTATTTTAGCTGGAATAAATTTATAATGAATATTATCTTTTAATTCGTGATATAATTTATTATAACCTATATAACTATTAGTTTCTTCGAAATACTTATTCGTTATATATAAACCACAATTATATAATGAATTAGAATGTTTGCACATTAATTTAAGTTCATTAAATTGTGATTTAGATAAATTTCTAATATGTTGTTTTAAGCATTTCATTAAAATAGTATTATACTATACATATAAATATA